ACGTTGTAATTAGTGGCATACACACGCACTTTGGCGGTTTTGGTTCCCTCCACCGTAGCATTGGAGAGCACAAGCTGAAGGGTCGCATTGTCAATTCTGCTGAAGTTGCACGTCCCGCTTGGTTGGTGCTCCTCGGGCCTCAAGGCAAAGCTGTAGACGTTAATACCTTCATCGGGGCAACGGGTGTGAGCCTGGTAAGGCTGGACCCACGAGAAGTAAGAACCTTCGCGCTCCGAGAATCGGTCCTGTCCGTTCAACTGGAGCTTGGCGGTGACGACGGGGTTTTGGCCCCAGCAATGCATGTCCAAGGAGGTCTCGGTGAGGACAAAGGTGCCGGCATCAGACACACCAGAGTTATCCAAGTGAGAAGAAGTGGCTCCAATAAAATCAGGCGGGGCGTTAGGAGGAGTAGGAACCGGTCCGCCTCCGAGGTTGGCCTCATTGTAGGGGTTGGAAGGTCCGTGCCAGTATCCGGTAAAGTCGGGATTGGTGGATGCGGGCTGGTAATCCAAAGCACCGGCGTCATCGAAAAGACCACGAGCATCGATGAAAGCACGGCTGTCCTGGGCGATGGCGGCGGGTCCACCAAAGGCGTGAACGGCGTTGGGGAGAGCATCAATCGCGTCCGTGTAGTTGAAAGGCTGAGCACCGAGCACCTTGAACAAAAGAGCATCGCAAGTCAAAGACGAGCAATAGTCCACGTTCTGATCAGGCTGAACCACCCAGATGAGTTCCTTGACGGGGTGGTTGAAGTTCAACTTGATTTTGTTCGAAGAAGAACCAACGGACTCGTCACCCGTGAACTGGAGCTGGGTAATCAAATATTCATGAGGATTTTGTGCCATGCGTCTTCGCTCGTCCGTGTCCAAGAAGACATAGTCGACGTAAAGGGAAGCAGCCACAAGAGACTGATTGTAGGCGATGGTGGCGGGAACGGGGCGTCCCACAGAGTACTGAGAGCTGCTGGAAGTGTAGTCAGGTCCAGAGTTGCAGTTCAAAGTGGTAACCGCCCACAAGCACTCGTCAATGGGGCGGATATCCAAGTTAATCTTCACCTCATGGTACTGGAGAGCAATCAAAGGCAAAGCAAGGCCGGGGTTAGTGCAGAACCAAAACTGGAGGGGAACGTAAAGAGTAGTTTCGGGGAGGGCGTTTCGGGGAGCACACACCTGACGAGGAGCCTGAGAGTCGCAAGGACCATCGACGTCAGAGAAAGAGGGGTCCGTGATGAAGGTAAGCTGGGTAGTGTTACCAATCATCTTGAAGTAAGCACGCTGTTGCTCAGAAGTCATGGTGAGCTGATTCCAGATGTGCATCCAGTCACCGTATTGACGGTCGATTCGCTGACCACCGATTTCGACTTCGACCTGAGCAATGAGTTGCTCGCCGGGGAAATCCAACCAACGAGCATAAACTCCGGTGCTTCCGGTGGAAAAGTTTCCAAGTCCCATAAGTTGATTAATCTCGGGAAGAGTAACCTGGAGATAAGTTCGGTAAGCCAAATCACCGTTTCGGCTGATAGTGCACTGAACACGACGTCCAAAGTCGGCCTGTCCATTGAAAGTTTGCTCAATGGATTCAATGGCAAAGTTAGTATAACGTCTGTAAGTGACTTTCCAAAAAGTAATTTGAGGGTTACCTGTAAGGTAGACATCCTGTGCGCCGTAGGCGACCAATTGCATTAAACCACCTCCCATATTTTTTTTATATAATGGCTAAAGAAAAAAAAATTTGGAAATTGAATTTAATTGAATTTAATTCAATTAAATACGGCTTAAACAACCCTACACCCAAAAAAAACATTGGTGCTTTTAATCCAAGAGGTTATTTGCTCATATATGCTAGGAAAGAACTCCTAAATTGTATGAGAAGTTAATATTAACAACAAAGACTTTTCAAGTCAAAATTGGTTTTCATAAACTTGGCCAAATAAGAATCTTCTAATATCTCTCTTTTGCCCTCATGATTTTTTGAAAACACATAAGAATTTGTTTTTTTTCGGATGGTCCACCCGTCCTCAATTGCATTGAAAATCAACAACATTTTTTGAAACTTAATCGGGTCCAATTTTAAGGTATCGTTGTTAGAATCTCTTAAACATTCCAAATTAATATTTAACTCCATTTTTTTAAAATAAAAATAGAAAACTAATATTATCTTTGAACTTGTTAAAAAATATATGTATTGCGTGTATTATTAATTAAATAAATGTTATGTTTTTATTTATAATTAATAATATTACACTATATATGCCTAGTTTTAAACCAAAAACCAACAAGAAACTAAGATATAATCAAAAACAGTCGATAACCTTGGACGGAAAACACAAAGAGTTTTTAAATGAATTTGCTAAAGATGAACACGACCTTATTCCAACACTCAAACTAGAGAGAACCCAATTAAGCGAAAGATTAAAAGACCCTAACCTTTCCATTGAAGAACAACTCGATACATCGGACAGAATTCGGGACATTGCCGCTTCTATTAAAGAGTTAAAAAATAAAAAGAAAGAATATTTTCTAGATAATTCGAAATATATTTTCGATTATTTTGAAAACAAGAAAAACATATCCAATGCGGTCGTATCGCCGGACAACACGTCAAAGAAGACACAGATGGTTCAATCTTTTTTTAAAATTAAAACCGGGACGGAAGACCTGTCAAACTCATTTCAACTTAATAATAATAATATTGTGAAAAAGTACTTGTGTAACATTAATGATATGTTTTTAGACGTCGGTTCCTTTGTTTGCCAAACGGATATTTGCCAACACTGCTACAAGGGAGAACTGATTCCGCTCGAGGACGACGGAGTTCTGGTCTGTAACCAATGTGCTCGAAATACCCCTTATCTTATTGAAAATGAAAAACCGTCTTATAAGGAGCCGCCCAAAGAGGTGTGCTTTTACGCTTATAAACGAATAAATCATTTTAAGGAAATATTGGCCCAGTTTCAGGGAAAGGAGACGACTCAGATTCCATCGGAAGTCATTGAAAACATAAAGCTACAAATAAAGAAGGAGAGAATTGAATTGGAACAGATTACCAACCTAAAAACCAAAGAAATTCTTAAAAAATTGGGGTACAATAAATATTACGAACACATTCCCTTTATTAAAAACAAACTAGGAATGAAACCCCCGATTATGTCTCAACAATTGGAAGAAACGTTGTGTAATTTGTTTATCGAACTACAATCGCCTTATTCCAAGTTTTGTCCCGATGATCGCGTCAATTTCTTAAATTATTATTACACGGCTTATAAGTTATGTGAACTGTTGGGAGAGACTCAATATTTGGAAGATTTTCCCATGCTGAAAGATAAAGAAAAGAGAATTGAACAAGACATGATTTGGCGTAAGATTTGCGAGGAACTCGATTGGGAATATAATCCAACCATTTAAGACCTTTTTTATAAAAATTTAAAATACTTATTTTAATGTATTGAATTCTTCTCTCTTCTTACACTGGAGAAAAAACAAATATAAAACATAAGTGTGTACAACAAAAACCAAAACATAAAATATATATAACCCGAAAATATATTATGTTTTAAAAAGAAAAGTAGAGAGAAAAGCACAAATTAAGTATTTTAAACTAATTTAAAACCCTCCCGGGAAGTGCACCAAGTTCGCACCGATACCGAATCCGGCACCGCTTCGTGCGGTGGCTCCCATGCTAGGAATATAAGTATCGAGTATGCTAAAGGTAGCGGCAGCAGTTAAGGCGATAAATATAATTTCTTCGATATTCAACGAACGCTTCGGAATAGCATAGGCCGCGACGGCCACCATTAAACCCTCGACCAAGTATTTGATAATTCTCTTGACAAGTTCACTGACATTGATTAAACTTTCCATTTGTGTATTGTATATATTAAACAATAAGAAAAAAATTTTAAAATATATATATGCGATAAAAAACTTAAATAATTCACTTCTGTTATACTAAAAAAATGTCTTCTAAAGGAAAAAGTAATTACCCCAAGTACGAAAATAAATCACACAATGGAAAAGCCAATCCTAAGTATGTTGACTTGTTAGAAGAGGACAAGCCCATCGCCGGACAAAAGTTTGCCTGCGTCTCTTTTGTTTCCCCTGAGAATATTCTTAAACAAAAAGAGATATTTTTGTTTGAACAATTCCTAAAGAAATGGGAAATGGCGAAATCCATGGAGAAGTTTGTTCAGTTTCTTAACTACATCTCATTCAAATATAGCATGTCGTTTGACGACATTACCGAAGATTTTAAAGAATTCGTAAAGGAAGAAAAAGAAACTCTCTCCAAGAGCAGCATGAGTGATGAATATAAAACTTTTATTGATAACAATGAAGAGGAACTAGAAAAACAATTTGGAATCGACCACCAGTTTCAAACGTCCACCCGAGGACTTAAAATTCGCGGAGTGTTTCCTACTTTAGAAGAAGCCGAACTAAGATGTAAAATGCTGCGAGAAATGGACTCAAACCACGACGTTTATGTTGGTCCAGTTGGGCTCTGGATGCCATGGGAACCCGAAGCATACAAGACGGGTCGTGTGGAATACATGGAAGACGAACTCAATCAGCTCATGCACGAAAAGACGAAAAACGATTCAAACGCGAAAGTTGCCTTTGATCAACGCCTAAAGGAAACCAAACAACAGGCCATTGAAGAGAATATTAAGAACGCCGAAAAGTCGGGAAACACATTGACTCAATCCATCGATAAAGATGGTAACCTAATTGGCGTAAATGCGGAATCAAATTCTGGCACGATTTCATCGGAACAAGTGAGACAAACGTTGTTTGAAGGAGATAACATTGTCGTTGGAAACACGGACCATGGTCAAAGTGAACTTGTTAGCGGCCCGTTCGTTACGTCGAAATCATCGCATAATTAAAAAACTGAAAGTCCTTTTGGTACACTACATTAATTACTCGAACACTTTGCTTGTCCATAAATTCATTTAGATTGTAAACCTTGGGTGACTCGGAATCCTCTATTTTTGTGACGGTTACGTTACTATTATTTACCTCAAGGTTTGTATCGCATACAAACAAATATTGTGGATAATAATGAATGTATTCTTTTACAAAATTCAGATTAAAATCCAATTTGGACAAAACATTTTTACAAAACTGCTTGAAATCGTTCGCATTCTTCCCTTTATTTAAATAAAAAAAGGCACTAATGATTCGATGATATGGGTTTCTACTATACGCAAAGTAAGTGTACTTGGTACTTTCCTCAATGTGATTATTTCTTCTTAAGTAAGGAATGTGAGCAATATCCATGTTTTTAACAATTCCCCAAAAGTCCTTAATAATAGTATTGTTTTTATCGTTTTTTATTTTATTTCTAATAAACTTGCCACTATTCTTTGGGAGGTGGATAAATACCATTTCCTTATTCGTTACATTATTTCGGAAAATCAACATTATTATTATTAAAATACTTTTATTTTATTCTCTCTATTCTTTCCCCAAATGTAATCTTTATTTTTTATAAAAATCATTATTTTTTTATAAAACAACGTGGTGGCGAAGGAGAAGAGGAACCATTTAAAAAATATGATTGACCATTACTTTTGTGCGGATTGTTCCCCAAACCCACCAATTGTTGACTACTCTACCGAACGACCTACATTAGGATGTAAAAAGTGCCGTATCAATAGTCAAAAAGCGGCCCTTGTTTATTATCAAGGATTCCGGTGGGCACGTGACACGCTTACGATTGCTACAGGTCTTGATGATGGCGAACTCCTAGTATCCTACGCATTGAACGGCGGCAAGGCATTAATCAGGGGAGATGCGGTTCAAGAACCAATGCGTGATTCCCGTTTCATTAATAATATATATGAGACACCAATTAAAAACCGGGCACGAGAATGCCTTGCTTTGTTAAAATCTAACATATCTTTGTGGAAATCGCCGATTCAAGAGTCTATCAAATACAACCACTGCGTCCCGTTAGCTGTATTAACATGGTCTAACATTACAAATGTCGTCGTGTCAAAAATCATTTTGCGAATGATTGGAAACTGCTTCATTGATAAGACGGAAGTATGGAAATTATTCGAAACGGTCGTATACAATAGTGTTAGCCAAATACCGTAAACCCATAATAAACTTTAAAAACCGAAAAACTATTCAAGATATTTTATTTATATATATAACAAATTAAAATACTTAAAATTATTAACAATAATAATAATCGCCATCTACAGCTACTTTATTTTTTTTTAAACGGCTCATTTTTGCGGCCGAAACGTGTTCTGCCTCCGCTGCTTTGGCTATCGTGTCGTAAGACGTAATCAAGTGATTAGTCTCTACTTCTCTTTTTTCTACGCGTTTTCCTGTGCTCGAAGTCGCTTTGTAATCGTTTTCTTCTTCTTTACTTTTTAGACCATAATAGCCTTGTCCGGATCCAGCACTTGCCCAAACGGTGGCAAACATTACATGCTCACATTTTTTCAAGTAAAGGGTTATTTCAGTCGCCTCGTCATTGGTAACTGGAATATCCACCATAGGTTTCCATTTGACATAACTGTCGACCAAAGTGGATTTTAATACGGTGGAACCTGGGATAAACCGGCAGCGTTCAAAAATAAATGTTTCCACATCTGTTTTTACTAACGATTTGGTATATTTGATTTCTCTCAATGCGATTCCTTTGTAACCATTTACAACTTGGTTCTTGTCTTGCTTTTGTAACCGAGTGTACTTGAAATTGACGTCGAGGTAATCTTTGAACGCCATCGTGATCCGCTTCTCCGTATTTTTGGTCCATAAACGATACTGACCAATAATGTCCTTACAGTTTATTTCCACGTCGGACCGTACAATACAAAATCGGTCGACAAATTCTTTAAACGTATTGTTTAATTCCTCGGTCGCGGTATCCACTAACGCTTTGGGTTGTTCTGTTGCCATATCAAAATCGGTTTGGGTGGACGCATCGCAGGTCGAAATCTTGGGATTTGGTTGATTGGACGCAATGATGGTCTCTGCTTCGTACATTTTTTTTAACTTTAAGTGACGAGCCGGCGCAGAAGATTCGCTGGTAATGCTCAACAAGTTGATGACACTTAGGATGATAATCTTTGCTTCTTCTAAGTTAAGCTGAAATACTTCGTCGGTAATCTTAAAAGGTTGAAGTACCAGGTGAATGTAATTTTCCACCGTGCGAATGTTGACGTTATGAAACGGCACGCTGAACTCTAGTTTGCCAAATTTACAAGTCTGTTTGTACGGTTTAATTCTCTTGTTCACGCACAAAGAGTAACCAATTTTCAACTCGGGCACTTCTTTACGACAATCCAAGTTGTAAATGTACATGCTAGGAACGTTTTCAGAGTCTTTAATCTTTTCATTCTCGAGGGCGAGCTGTTTGGCTTCCGTCTGTAACTCTTGGATGTGAAGCTGTTGCTTTTGTAGTTGCAGTCTCAGTTCGTCACTTTCTTGCTGGAGAATTTCTTGTAATACTTTTTCCAATTTGATGTAGTAATCGTGAATTTCATCTGCCTTCTTAGTACCGGCTTTCAAACAAAGTCTTTTAAATGTCTCGACATTTAGCATAATTATTTCCTTGTTGTGGCCACCTCTTCCGTCACATTTTTTTACACCGACATTTTCTTCGTCGATATTTGTCATTTCTTTTTGCGAGGTAAGGTTACATGTCATGGCTTTGCTAGCTGAATTTGTTTCTGATAGAACTAAAAAATCTTTATCAACCGTAAAACTATTATCCAAAATTCTTTTTGAATGAGCCTTATTTGAAAATCCTAACCACCTCCAAATATTATCCAGGTCAATCAAAAAGTCGGTGGTACAATTGTAATTCAAAGAACAATAAAAACTAGCAACGAACATTTGTTGCTCATAAGTTGTAAAATTCGATTTCAATGTTTCAATTAACTTTGATTGATACTCTTTTGTTAACCGAGTCAACGGATTATTTTCAATTAGGTTTACAATATCAATGTTCATTTTTAATTATATTTTATTAGTTGAGTTGTTTTTAAACTGTTTTTACTTTTAACAATATAAACAAAAATAAAGGAATTCTGAAATAATGATTTTTTAGTAAAAAAATAAAAATAATGATTTTAATTTTAATATCAAACAAATAATTATCTAATTTTGTTTGATATTTTAAAATAATATATTAATGTCTTTTTTTGCTCACCCGTGCGGGTGAGCAAAACTATGCATTGGATATTTTAACTGGAGTTCATATTTTGCTTTGCCGTTAGGCAAACATTTGTTACGTCATATGCTGTCAAAATATAAAATTACCATTTTGTTTTCTTCACGCTAATTTTTTGTCCACTTCCGCGTTTTTTCACTGAATTGGGGTCATATTTTTCGTCTTCGTCGTCCGAATTGAACCCTTTTGACAGCTCCCAGAATTCTTTCGAGCCTAACTTAAAATCGTTGTGGTTGTCAGCCTTGTACCAAAACACCTGGTCTTGTAATTTATTCGATTTCGAGTTGTTATTTATCACCAAACACTCGTAATTCTCCGTGCATTGGTCCATGACTTGACAAAAAGACTCAAAAGTAGGAAACATGCCGGCATAGTTCTCATAAATTCTTCGACGATTCGCAATATAATTCTCACGTAATATGAACACAAAATCTATATTTGTTCGCAAAGTGGGAGGGATTCCTAGCGGGTATTGCATTGTAATCACTAAAATTAGCTTCCAGTGCCTTCCGTTCATAAAGAGCAATCTCATCATTTTATCTCGTGTCCATGTAGCGTCGTAGAGACAATCATCTAAAATGACGAATGCTCGGGCGTCAATGGTAGTTCGTTTGTATGCTTCCATTTCGGATTTCACTTGTTTTAAAACGGTGCGTTGTCGTTTGAGAATATTTTCGATGATGGCGGTATTGTACTCGTTATGAATAAATATTTTGGGAACCATTTTGTTATAGAACCCGTTTCCTTCTTCCGTGCCGGAGATGACGGTTCCGATGGGAATATCTTGCTGGTAGTAGAGGAGATCACGAACAAGAAAGGATTTACCCGTGTCTCTCTTGCCAATGAGCACCACTACAGGTCCTTTGTTTTCACTCGATTTGAAATTGATGGTTTTCATGTCAAACTTTTTTAACTCTAACGTCATGATTATATGTAATAAGGATATATAAGTTTGATAAAAATTAATACGCACCGGTGGTTTTTTCCCTATAGTCTAAATTAAGTATTTTAAAATACTGGGTATTTAAAATACAATGAATATATGCTCAAAAAATTAAATGAAAAACCCCTAAGCCACCACTTCAATCCGCACCAGCTACCATGATAGTTGCCTTTAAATCATCCAGTTCCTTCTTTAGTTCCTGAATAGCCTTAACTAGAACAGGTAACAATCTACCATAAGATGCTTCCAAACGTTCTGGATTTGCCTCATATACTAGACCTGGGATTTTTACACCTGTATCTATTTGTACTTGTTGTAGGTCTTGGGCTATAAATCCAGTATCTAATACATTAACCTTACCGCCGTTTCTCATATTCCAGTTAAAAGACACTGGCTTTAATTGTTCAACAAAATCTAGACCGGCAGTTATAGGCATGATATCTTTTTTATCTCTCGCGTCACTTAAGCTCGATATAGTTTGAATCTGACATCTAAGATATTGTATAGACGAATTGCCCAAGGTGATTTCATTATTTATAGTTCCAAGTGAAGGCTCGGCATTATACCCAATTAAGGTGTTATTTCCACCGGTTGTTACATTTACTCCTGCGGAGTGACCTATTGCGGTGTTAGTATAACCACTAGTACAATTGTATAAGGATGAATCGCCCACACTAACATTACGGTATCCTGTGTTATTAAAAATTAATACGTTGGTGCCAACCGCTACATTATCATATCCAGTTAAATTAACTGGGAGCGAATTAAACCCAATCCCTGTATTATTGTTTCCAGTTGTGTTGGCTTGAAGCGTACTTGAGCCAAGGGCTGTATTATAGACTCCAGTTGTGTTGTCCCTTAATGATATACAGCCAACCGCAGTATTGTTATAGCCAATTGTGTTGGCAAAAAGCGACCTGATCCCAACAGATGTATTATTGTTTCCTGTGGTATTAGCAGTTAATGTGTAGCTCCCTATAGCTATATTTTGGTATGCGGTTGTGTTCGCAACTAGAGCTCCGTATCCAATAGCAATATTATCGTGTCCTATTGTATTAGCATACAATGACACACCTCCTATTGCTATGTTGTTGATTCCTGTTGTATTAAGATTTAATGCGCTTAATCCAACCGCAACATTATTATCTGTAATGTTGTTTTGTAACGCATTTGCTCCGACTGCTACATTATTCATTCCTATAGAATTTTCTCTTAACGCGTTGTTACCGACTGCTACATTACTGTTTCCGGTTGTGTTTTTTTCAATAGCATTGACGCCAACGGCTAGATTACCGTGTCCAGTGGTATTATTAATAATAGCATAAGTGCCAACCGCGGTATTATTGTATCCGGTATTATTTAAGTTTA